ATTTGAATCGGGTGCAGTAAATGCAGTACAACTTGTTGCACCCACATTTTGTCTAAAGCAACCAGTTTGCCCAAACCCAGATGTAATTTGATTAGTCCACTGTCCCTGCTCATCCAAACCAAATGCACAAATTTCATGTCCTTCAGAAATAGTACCCACTTTTCTTTTTACATTTATTCTATGTAAAAGTCTATCATAAGAATCTACTACTCCAAAATGGTCTACATCAATCCCACCAGTTGCACCTACATCTCTCTTAACAACTATATCACCTTCAGAAATGTCCAAGTCTTCTAACACAAAATAACTATCTCCATTTAAATAATTATTGAACAATGATTTTATTTGAGATTGGGATTTAGGCCATTCTGAATTCACATCAGACATACTATTTGAAAATAATACCAACCACCAATATTTTGAACTTCCATAATAACTTCTTGCTACATCGTCTGGTCTAGAACCTTCTGGTACTAATACCTCTACAAAGTTTTGGGCTTCCTCAAGTGTCTTATCCGTAAATTTTACTCTACGAAAAATATCCACCATTTCTAAATCGGGCAAACCAGGAAAACTATAATTAATATTTTCCATTTTTTCAAAATACATTATTAATCTCCACCTCGTGCCGCACCACCACGAAGTTGACTTCTGGACTGTAAGAAACTTCCAGTGTTGATTGCAGGTTCTAATTCAGCGAACTCTATCGTTAGCGCAGTAGCCGCAGGATATCCACCCTGTGTTTGGTGCAACGCACCGTCCGCGGTTTTTATCTTCACCGTTGTTAGGACAGAAGGTAGTGGGTCGATAACCCAAGTGTGGTCCAAGTTGTTGACGAAGTCCATAGTACTAATCTGCCAAATAGGAGGATGAATCACCCTAGAATAAATTTCATCCCCAGAAGCCATAGGATATGCCATTCTCTGAAATGTCTTAACAATTTCATCAACTCTCTTACCTTCGCCTCCATTTTTTGGAATGAGAATCCATGAATATGAATGCTTCCTCATCTCTGCGGATTTAAATATATTATCACTTTCATCCATAGGTCTTTGTCCTGATAAAGAACTAAAGCCAAGAAAATCACTCGCGAGTGTTGAAAGACCAAACCAAGTTCTCCATGATTCTCTCCATCCACCCGAAGTCATATCCCAAATACCACCAGTGGTTTCTGTTTGACCTCGCTGATAATTTATTGATGTATCATCAGAAAGTTGCAATGGTAAAGGTAGGGTTATATCAGTAAGTTCTCCTGCAATTACATCCTCTCTGTACTGTTGCTTATTTTCATACATATCTGCCTTGAAATTAATAGCAACTGGAATTCCCATTCCACGACCTGTTGCATCACCGAATGCTGTTTCCCTCGGAAACCACTGCTTGCCAGTCCCCTTTGTTCCGATTTGAGAATCGTCTTCAGTGGATATGACATCCGATGCAAACTTTCCTGCAAGAAATCCTACTCCTGCGATTATAAGTGGTGCTACCATATTATTAATTCTCCTTCTTGTATAATATATATCTAAAGAAACGGTATAATTTATGGCATATAAAACAAAATATAAAACAATAAATACATCAAAGTATATAGGAAATCCAACGAACATCATTTGTCGTTCTTTATGGGAGAGAAGGGTGTGCAAATACCTTGACTATAACAAGAATGTTATAAGATGGGGAAGTGAAGAAGTGATAATTCCATACTATTCTCCAGTAGACAAAAAGAATCATAGATACTTTCCAGATTTTATAGCAGAAATAAAAACCAACAACGGCGAGGTCAAAACCTACATCATAGAGGTAAAACCAAAAAAACAAACTATCCCACCAAAGAAAAAGAAAAAAACCAAGTCATATATCAGAGAATGTTTGACATATAGTGTAAATGAAGCGAAATGGAAATCCGCTAATAAATACTGTAAACAAAAAGGTTGGACTTTTATTATTCTTACAGAAGATACGATATTACCATAATTTTATTATAAATAGTAAGAGGAAACTATAAAAATGGCATCAACATCATCAATAGATTATTTCAAAGAAACATTTCTCAGAAATGGACTGGCAAAACCTTCTAGATATCGTATAGAATTTGCAAATGTTCCAGACGGTCGTTTTTCCATGCGGAACGACCCTATATTTCCAGCAGAATCTTTAAACCTACCGTCTAGAAGTTTTATAACCACACAAGAACAGTGGTTTGGGCCCAAAAGAAGTGTTCCTGTTGGTAATTCATATACTGGAGAAGTAGTTGTTGTTTTTCCTGTATCAGCAGACCAAAGAGAAAGAGCATTTTTTGAGGGGTGGATGAGTTCAATAGTTCCTGACCATCAACCGCAGTCCGGGGACAATGCAGAGCAACACAATTATTCAAATTATGTTGGTTCAACACACATGTCAATAAAAACATTAGACGAATCGGATAAAGTGACATCCACATACACCTTTCAGGAAGTTTATCCGTCAAATATATTTCCTTTATCTCTTGGTGCAAATATGTTTAATGATTATACAAGATTACAGATTGCATTTACATATAGACATTATGCCTTTCATATGGGTGAAGTATAATATTAATTGATATAAATATAATAAAGTGAGGTAAATAATATGAACAGATTGTCAAATTTATTAGTGTCCGATATTCCAAAATATGAAGTAGTTCTTCCATCTTCTGGTGATAAAAAATCATTTAGACCTTTTTTGGTAAAAGAAGAAAAAGTTCTTCTTCTTGCTCAACAGTCTGAAGAAGATTCTTCTATGATTAGAGCAATACAAAACATAATAGAATCGTGTGTGGATGATATAGAAGATGCAGGCTCATTGCCATTATTTGATGTGGAATACATATTCCTACAAATAAGAGGAAAATCTGTGGGTGAAGGAATCGAACCTATAATTATATGTCCATTTACAGAAGAAGAAATACCAGTGAAGGTATTGATACCAGATATAAAAGTAACAAAGACAGAAGGACACACAAAAGAAATAGAAATAAGCAAAGAAATCACAATAAAAATGAGATATCCAACATTAGACGATTTATATAAAAGAGATGGTGTTATTGATTATGAAGACCCTTCTTCTTTCTATGATTTAATTTCTGATTGTATAGTTCACATACAAACAAAGTCCGAATTAATCAATTCGTCTACTATACCCAAACAAGAAATATCAGAGTTTATTGATAATATGACCAAGAAACAATTTGAAAAAATACTAGATTTCTTTTTAACATCCCCCAGAATAGAACATAAGGTTTTATATACTACATCTGATGGTGCTGAAAGGGAGGTGGTACTATCTGGATTGTCGGATTTTTTCGGTTAGGACTCAGCCATCTGAGTCTTAAAGATTACTTCCAAACAATATTCCAGATGGTACAACACCACAAATATAACCTATCTGAATTAGAAAATCTCATTCCGTGGGAAAGAGATGTGTATTTGGCTCAATTGATTGAATATATAGAAATAGAGAATGAGAGAATAAAATTAGCACACATAGAATCTGAAAGGGCTGGTTCAAGAACAAATATTACGAGGTAAATTAAATGAAGAATAAAAAGAAAATTAAACAAAATATTATTTCCCATTTCAATAAAAGAAAGAATGGAAGTGTGGTCAATATAGTTCCAAAAGATAAAAATCCGATACCCAACATAATTAAGCCAATTGAAAAAGAAAAGCAGGAACAACCGAAGAATAAAAATTATATTCCAACAGAATTTAATGAAGCAATATTAAAATTAAATAAAAAAATAGAATTTATTACCAACCGACCAAATGATTATCTCAACACAAAGACAATAGAGAAGCATTATTATACAGATACTAATAATAACAAGACAATAGAGAAGCATCACACAGATATTAATAATAACAAGACAATAGAGAAGCATCACACAGATATTAATAATAACAAGACAATAGAGAAGCATCACACAGATACTAATAATAACAAGACAATAGAGAAGCATCACACAGATACTATAACAGATACCAAAAACAACAATACAATAGAGAAGCATCATACAGATACTAAAAATAATCAAAGAATAATTAATATTCCAAAGGAAATTAAAATTCCTACTGTAATAACTCCAGCACCAATAAAAGAAAGAAGTTCAAATAATAAAGAAACCAAAAATATAAAAAATGTACAGAACAATATTAAAAAAATGTTATTTCAGAATTTTAGAGATATAACCAAAAACAACAATGTAACCAAAAATAACAATATAACCAAAAACAAGAATGTAGATAAAAATAACAATATAACCAAAAATAACAATATAACCAAAAACAAGAATATCGAATTACCAACAATAATAAACAACACAAAAAATAATAAAAACCCTTTATCTTATACAATAAACAAAACTAATATATCAAATAAAGAATTATCAAATATACTAGAAAGAAATACAGATACCAATACCAACAAAACAAATAATAAATATTTTACTATAGATAAGTCAACAGTAAATAAAATATTATCTGGTAAAGCACAAGTTCCTAAAACTATACCTGCATATGGTGAAGGCACACCGGCAGGTTCACCAGTTGCAAGAACATTTGGTGGGAAATTGGCTTTACTGGCTGACAAAGGTGAAGACGAAATAGTGACACCAGTGTCAAAGATAAAAGCAGCCGAGCAGACTCGTGGACTGGTCGGCCGTGAACGCCAACAATCCCCAGCCATTGCATTCAAGCCATACGCACTCTCGCGCGTAAAGAACCAAGAGAAAGCATTATCTCAGTTGCACGCCGATTCAATAATGGAAAATACAGAATTAAAACATCTTAATACTTCCACGGGGGATAAAGAACAATCACAACCCGGCCCACCATCCATTATCAATAATAATACGACTAATAATGGAAACAACAGCAGCGACGGTCCCTCTCAAGGTTTTGGTGGAGGCACTAAAGCAACCGAGTCTATGGGATTACAAACTCAATATCCAATATGGCGTAGAGGGTTTGGTTAATAAAAAAAAGGAGTCTTGCGACTCCTTTTTAGTGAAAATTAGAACGAACTATTCATTTGCCAACTTTTCAAAGTAAGAAAGAGCATCAGTTTCTTCAGTTCCTTCTTCATTTCCAAATGCTTTTTCTGCTCTTGCGACTCCACCATCTTCTGATTCACTAACAGTTTCAGCAGTAGTTGGCGTGTCTTGTGTTGTCTGTCGAATGTCAGCACCAAGAACAGCATCTCGTTTTGTCTTTAATTCAGTATATGATTTAAAGTTTGCGGCATCAGTGAACTCAGTAAGTGCATATTGGGTTTTCCAAAGTACTTCTAAATTCGCATCATTACCATCCAAGAGTGCCGAAGTTGATTCAAATTCACTCTTATCGTAGTTGATAAATCCTGCAACCTTACGAACCTTCAGTTTGAAGTTTGCACCCTTCCAGAAATCGAATGGGTTGATTGCTTCTTCATCAGCAAATTCTGGATTCATTGCTTCGTTGATTTTATCAAAAATCTTCTTACCATATTTGTAAAGGAATACTTTACCCTCGTTTTGAGGATTAGCAGGGTCACTTATAATCATAATGTTTGAAGTATAGTGCAATCTTCGTTTACGATTTCGTGCAATATCCTTATCCTTTTCGATTCCACTATTCCAAAGTTCACTGTTTGCTTCACACACAGGACACTTTTGACCAAGAGTGGTAGGACAATTTTCAATAAACCATCCACCCTTACCTTGGAAACCGTGTGAATAATACTTTGCCCATGGCAAGTCTTCACCGTCTGGTGCGGGTAAGAATCTAATAACAGCAAAACCGTTACTGGATTTGTCCAACTCTGGACGCCAGAAACGGTCATCGGTGTATGATTCTTTCTTGTTTGTTTCTTCAATCTTCTTAGTCAATTCATTAATACTTGACTGAGAACGCTTCTTAAAATCTGCAAATGACATATAAAATGCTCCTTATTTTGCTACTCATGGGACTACCATGTTCTAATACTCGGTCAGGAACTACCCAACCACAACTGTATATGTATATAATACTACAAAACCACCAATAGTCAAACACTAAATTGGAAGTTTTGCAGTATTTTTAGAGAACATATTATATTCTCTGGCTTCTTCTTCTATCTTTTCAATAATTGGCTGTGAAAGTATCTTAGATGCCACATTAGGTTCTATCTCATTTTCTTCGCAAGCAACTATAACTGCCTCAATATAACCAACTCCACCATTTAAAACAATGGTATCGATTCTTTTTAAAAATTCCCCTTGTGTTTCTTCGCTAAATAACATGTAAGATTCCTTTCATAATATACACACGCCCCGTAGGACATTTGTTATATATAGTATAACACGAAGACTATAAAAATCAAGAAGAAACTTGATACTTTGGAGAACTTTCAAACATGACAGATATAACAGACAATATTTTAATCACTACTAGTGGCGATACCGCATCCATGGCAACCGACTATGGAAATGCAGGGACTGGCTTTACAAACTCTCACATTCCTATCTCAAAGATTGCATGGGGCGATTTAGACAATGGATATAGGACTTCACTTACAAACCCACTTCCAATACAAATATCAGGTCAAACTGGACCGTTAGAAGTTAGTATAACCAGTTCAACTGGGGCACTCACCAACATTAAAATACGGAACTATGGTTATATTGGCGCAACTGCTGGATTAGAATATATTGCAGTTTCAGGAAATACTACTGGAACACAAGCAGTTGGTATATCTGGTTGGATTCAAGGTGTAACAAATGGAATTCCTGTTATTATTGCAACAACTGGACCATCAAACGGTGACTATTCAACAGGTATACATTTAAGAGGTGCAATGGCAAGTGATGGTGCAAGTTATGGACCAACATTCGGTGGTACATTTGGTACTGCGCTAGGTATCCTCGTACAAGGAACTTCAGCAGGTGCAACAGCAACAGTTGCAGGGGAAGTATTCCCAGGCTATGGATTCGGTGTTCCTATTGCAGTCACCGCAGGACGAAGACTCGGAAAAGATACCGACATGATTACCGTAACTGGTGATGTTGGAACTAGTAGAGAATGGACAACTTCTGTAGCAACAGATTCTATTGCGGTATATGGTGCAGACGCAACAAAATATGTTCGTGCCAATCTTTATGGAAGCACGCTAGATTCCTCTATAATTGGAACATCTGGAGATGCACTTAAAGTTGCAGTTGTAAACGGTGGAATTACATTCAGTGTAACTATGGGGGCAACTATAGATGTAGGGGTAACTGCATCGGGTGGTGCATTAAGAATCCAAGGAACAACAGGAACATGGGGCGACCCAGTTACCATTCGTGGTGAACAAGCGGGTGCTGTTGATGTTGTTTCAACCGCTGGATTGTCAACCACAATATCTGGAACTGTTACTATAGACGATAATGATATTCTACAAGAACTCAAAGGAACAACTGGAGAACTCATTGGTGGTCTAAAAAATATTAAAACTGGAACAGACCAAATATCTGCAATCCGTACAGATTTAAAGAGTGGTAGTGTAAGAACTACAATTTCTTCTATAACAAAACCAGAAAATCTTCGAGCAGGTAATAAGAAAGTATTAAACGATGCAACAAGCCTTCATAACGGAATGGAACTATTAACTGGTGTTACTATTAAAAACTTAATAACAAGTGGCACAGATGTTTGGGTTGGTTCAAACACAATACAATCAAATCCAACTAATGGATATTTGTTAGAGCCAGGAGAAAGTATCTACCTAGAAATTAATAACTTAAAACACATATATTGTAGAAAAGATGGCGACCAATCGGCAACCCTACACTATATTGGAACTTGATTAAAATATGTCGTTAAGTATTCATAATAGAAATTCTAGACGAAAAAGTAAAAAACCAAGCGAACAAAAGGAATTGGTTGGTCAGGCATCCTTTATAGGTTGCGATTTTGTTACCAGAATATCCGACATCGT